AGAAGCTCCAGACCCTTGAATGTTTAGCAGGTTTACATCGGTAATTGTAGAGCCGCCAATACCCGCGTTACCATCAACAGTAAGCCCATCCATCGTGGCTGTGCCAGTAACGTCTATGCCTGTGGAGTTGATTGTTAGCTGTTGAGCCGTAAATGTATTAACACCTATTTTTAGATTGTTTGCGCTGTAAATGTACGCTTGATTTGCTATGCCAGTTAAACCACCTACATTATTATCTGTACCAAACAAGACGTTAGCGCCGCTGTTTGTAAGTTGCAAACGCGCTGAACCAGTAGTTTCCTCAGATTTGAGAAAAGAGTTACTGCCAGCGTTTGAAACAGTCAGCCCATCCATCGTGGCTGTGCCATTCACATTTAACGCAGCAAAGTCAGGGCTGTCGGTAGTAGCAACACCTTGGTTGAGAGCCTTAACCGATGCGATAGACGCTAACTCACTGTCCATCAAGGCACCAGCGGCTGTCACGTTGGCTGTGTCTGTTACGGATGCCCCAGCTTCAATGCCGTCTAGCTTAGACTCGTCAGCATCTGTAAACGCATTCGTGTCTGCATTGCTTTCGTAAGCGGTTTTAATCTCAGCCGCAGTCTGGTCTGCGGTAGCCCCAGCTTCAATGCCGTCTAGCTTACTGTGGTCAGCGTCTGTAAACACATTAGAATCTGTAGCGGCTTCAACGGCAGCACGAATCTCTGCATCTGTTTGGTCTGCGGTAGCTGCGGTTTCAATGCCATCTAGCTTTGTGCCATCTGTAGCAACATCACGACCATCAAAGGTGCTGTTAGTTGTGATAGCACCAGTCATAGCACCACCAGTTCTTGGCAGCGCAGCGTCTGCTGTAGTACCTTGTGCGGCTGTAGCATAATCTGTAGAGGGAGTAGTAGCTGCAGTGCCTAAGCCTAAGTTAGCCCTGGCTGTAGCTGCATTGTTTAGGTCCGACAGGTTACCCGTGGCCAACAGCGCACCAGACAAAGAAGCATACGCATTCAGCCATTGGCTGCCATCATAGACCTTCATTTCATCTGTGGTGGTATTGAAGTACAGCATTCCCGCTGCAAGCGCATCACCATCGTTATCAACGGTAGGCGCATTAGCCTTACTTCCCAGGTACCTGTCGTCAAAGCTGTCTAAAGCTGCCAGGGCCGCGTCTTTTGCAGCCTCAGATGCCACTTTTGAAGTTTCACTGGCAGCCGCTGAGGTTGAAGCTTCTGAGGCTTTGGTAGAAGCTGTACTGGCGCTGGCAGATGCGGCAGAAGCCGATGATGCCGAATTAGTCTCTGCAGTTTCCGCATTAGTCTCAGCAGTTTCTGCTGCGGCCTGAGCTGCGACTGCTGCATTCTTTGCAACCACACTTGCGTCTTTAGCTACAACACTTTCATTTTTTGCAACTACTGAGGCGTCTTTGGCGACAACACTTGCTGCTCTTGCAGTCTCACTGTCTGCCGCTTTTGTAGTCGCAGTAGCTGCGCTCGCTGCTGCATTTGTCTCTGAAGTTGAAGCCTCTGCGGCTTTTGTTGTCGCTGTCGCTGCATTATTTACACTCGTAACTTTGGAAGCTTCACTTGCAACCGCACTAGCGGCTGAAGCATTTTTAGAAACTAAGGCTGCGGCAGAAGATGCAGCGGCATTAGTCTCTGCAGTTTCTGCGTTATTCTCTGCGACCTGGGCAGCAACTTTAGATGCTTCAGATGCGGCGGCAGATGTCGCATTTGCATTTGAAGATGCAGCTGCCTGGGAGGCGCTGGATTGAGCAGCAACTTTTGCAGCTTCGGCTGCAGCAGCAGAGTCAGCCGCAGAAGACACTGAGCCTTCTATTGCTGTTACCTGAGAACTATCAGGCCCAGTGGTGTTATAAAATGAGGACGTAGACATTATTTCTCCGAATACTAATAGTTGTATGTTGGGCGTATGGCCTGGAGGCTTCCTGTCAGCTCTGCGCTGTCAGCTTGCTCTTGGATTTCAATTAAGAACTGGTTGTATTTTTGCTCAAAGAGTGGGGTACGCTCATCCAGGTAATAGTCTGAGGCATAGGTCAATGCACCATAGATAACCAGGTCACCACCTACAACCGTGAGGTTGTTTGTGTCAGTATCCGAAGCCATAGCAGGAAACTGAGCATAGTAATTAAGAGATAGGCTGCCAGAGCTGGGCGTAGGGTGTATAAGCAAACTACCCCCCTCCCTAGTGAAAAAATGAGGGACACCAGCCTCCCCTGTTTTCTTAAAGTTTCGCATTTCAGGCATGGGCAGGCGTTCAAGTGTGTGGCTGTCAGAGCTTAGGTCAATGGCTTCTAAGAAATCATTTGGCAGCAGGACCGAGCCTGTGGAGCCAGAGATATTATATGTGTGAGACTTTTCCATACTAGGGATTCTTAGAGCCCTTTGTATTCGACTGATTGACTGGTCAATAAAAGTATCGGCCAGGGCATCAGTGATGTCGCTGCGGTTGAGAAGGGCTTTAAAGTGTGCCCTGATTTCGCCCTTATTCATTGTCTATTTCCTCTTTGCAGTTTTAGCTGCTTTCTTAAATGCCTTGGCCGTGGGAGCACCTTTAGTGCCTGGCGTCCGCATGGTCTCTCCGCTACCTGCCTTGATACGCGCCCTCTTCTTTTGGATATTGTTGTACAGTCCAGACTTAGCCATTCGCTACACCTTTTTCTTTGTGGTCAAAAACGCATCCAGGTTTTCTTGTTTGAGCCTGGCGACAATCGCATAGGCTGGTTCTTTCATCATGTCAAAACCCTCCCGGAGCCACTTCTCATGGACCAGGACAGGCACCCGAGCAACACTCATATATTCACCTTCGTTAAGCCCCAAGGAGTCATCTCGCTGTTTGCGTATGTTGTCTAGGAAGCTCTGAGGAATATGTTGTGTCTGCTGGATATTAAAATTATGTTCGTCGTTGTCGCGTAGGACATTCGACTGCACAGTGTGCAAAGTGTCTGAATCAGACATTGGTTTCTTCTCCTTAGATAAAATGCAGGTGGGACCCAGGTCGGGCAGTAAGGAGAGCGGAACCTGCTTTACCAGGCCCCACCTGCAAACTACTTACTAACTACTGAATCAAGAAAGACCAGTAATCATTCCGCTGTCACTAAAGTTGCTGTGCTTAACGGAAACTTCACCCACACAGAAGTGAGTATCAGAGTCGCCATTCTTAGCAAGCAAAGTACGAGTGAACGGACGCAGAACACACTGCTTAAACATCGAGGGGTCGATGAGGAAAGCGTGAGTGCTCAGCTGGTTGCGGTTAATCAAAGTACGAATCTCTCCGAATGGAGTTACCAGTACTTCAATCGCGTTGACCAGGGTCTTCGAAGAACCAAAGTCACGCTCACGGCTAGACGCTGTAGCAAAGTTAGCTACGATAGTTGCATCAGCAGGCTTAATCATCAGAACAGAGGGGTCACTACCGTTCTCATAACAATCCTGGTGCAACTCAAGCAGCTTAGCTTCAGTCAGTGCGTCGGTGGAGTTGGAACCTGCGTCAACAGTTGTAGAAATCTGCTGAGACACAGAAGCCATCTTACGTGCTGCTGAGGCGCTGCCAGTTACTGCAGCCTGGTCGACACCAATCATGGCTTTTTCTACGTCAAGCTTGATGGCTTTCAGAGTCTTAGCCAGAGCGTAGGCAGTTTCCTTCGCACGACCGTGAGTCTTCACAGCGTCAACTGTTGCAGCTACCTTGAAAGCTTCACCGATAATCTGAGTGGTGTTGCTACGGGTAGTTGGCTGAGCGATGGCAGTAGTTGAAGCGTCAGCTCCTTCTACCAGGGCATTGACGCCCGCTGCACGAATTGAATCTTCGAGCCACTCAAAGGTACGAGCAGATACTTTCTCGCTCTTTACAAGAGTCTGGAAAGGAGTAGAGGTTGGGGAGATATTGGCAATAGTCTGAGATACATCCTCAGCCAGGCCAACCGTGGCATACGATACTAATGTAGACATATTTAGATTTCCTTATGGAATATTAGGGGATAAAAAACTTGGCGTCACTGCCAGTTAGACATAATCACATCTGCAATATTGTCGAGGTCATTAGCATTAGCCCTGAGCTTATCCACCTTACGTTGCTGATTCTGTTTCTTGAGTTCAGCACTGTTTGGTGGGGCTTTCTTAGACCTAAGAACTTTCTTCGCTGCCTTAGCTTTTTTCACAGTGGCTACCTTCTTGGTTTGGTCGAACATGCGGGCCTTGTTAAGTAACTTGATAACATTAGGGTCTGCATATTGATTAACCTGGTCTTCTGGTAATCCCTGGGAAATAGCGTAACTACGGATATCGTTATAAAGGTCGTTGGACCAGTCAGGGACATCCTGCTGGAGAACCTTTATGCATTCCTTCGCTTGCTGCTGCAAAGACTCGCTCTGCTGCTGCTTAACGTAACCATAGAACTGGTCGGCTTCTTCGGAAAGAAACTTTAGGTCTTCTTCTGCCTGGCGAGCTTCGGCACGAAGAGCTGTAAAGTCATCGGCTGACATTTGCTTACTAGCAACTAACATGTCAACTTCTGCATACGGCTTGTATCGTTCCTGGGCACGGGTCAGCATGGCTTGCAATGATGCATCGGCTTTTTGCATCTGGTCATCTGCCAACTTACGTTGTGATGCCATTTCTTGAGACTTTCGGGTGAGAGATGCTTCCTGACCATAGAGTCTTTTAAGGTCTTTGACGGATGCCTGTTTGGTTTCACCGTCGACAACAATTTCTACCAGGCTTTCTTCATCGAGGACTTGGACTTCTTGCTCTTCGTCTTCTTCGCTGGTTTCTTCGTCGTCTTCTTCGGTGTCTTCATCTTCAGGGTCCTCATCGTCCTCATCGGATTCTAGGTCTTCTTCATTCTCGTCTTCTTCAGCTTCAGCTACTTCAGTCTCGTCAGTAGCTTCTGCCTCAGCCTCTTGGTCTTCTTCGGATAGCTCTTCAGCGTCCTCCCACATTCCAAGAATTGCTTCTGCAGCATCATCGATAGATTCCGCTGCTACAGGGTTGGAACTTTCATTGACGTTATCCAGGGACATAGTCTATTCCTCTTCTGGTGTTTCTTTATTTCGTCCATTAATTTCATCACGCACAGACACATGTTGTTGCATTGTGTCAATAATCTCGCGGATGGCTTTGTGTTGGTAATAAGCCGCTGTCCTTGCGTCAGTATCGCCAGGCTCAGTACCGACAAAAGTATTAAAACTATTGCTGATAACCTGGTTGACGATAGCTACGAAAGCTTCGTTTTTTAAAGTTTCTTCAGCGGCGTTACCTAAGTGAATCATTTGTTCTTCTTGCGTCATACGTCTCTCCTTCAAAAGACTAAGTTAACCATTGGGGGAAGCAATGGCGGTAATCTCATCAGCCTGCTGTGCAAGCACAAGCTCGGCAGAATCAATGAGTTTCTTGTGTCGTAGCTGCTCTTCTTTGAGGTCAAGGCTGTCACTCTGTATAGCGTGTTGGTTCTCGACCTTGGCTTTCTCCAGCTCAATCTTCATCTGACTAATCTGGGAGTCGACCTGGGCCTTCATCTCGGCTATAGCAGTCTGACGTTCCTGTAGCTCCAATTGCTTCTGAGCCATCTGCATTTGCATCTCTGCAGCAGGGTCTGGCTGTGGAGGCTCGATGTTCTCAGGATTGGTCAGGTAGTTGCTGACTTCTTTAACGCCTGAGAGCTCCATGATTTTCTTGGCCAGCTCATATTGATTTGGCTGTTGATACATCGCGGCTAGGTTTGGGTCATTGGTAAGTAATGTGTGCATGTTGAGATACTTAGTAGCTTCTTTCTCTTGCTCTCCGTATCCCAGGTGCAACTCAATCTGGACATCACGCTTTTCTTTCCACTTACGCGGGTCACACACAACATAACTACCGCTTAGCTCAACCATCTTCTCCTGCATTTCATTCTCACAGACTAGGTTATAAACCATGTGGAACAGTGGCTTCATAAACTGCGAAGCAAAGTTCCTGGCAATAATCTTCTGACGCTGCTGAGACATGGTGGCCAGCTGCTCAACCATAGCGGCTGAGTTTTGCTTGGAGATAGCATCTTTGTTGAGGCCCTGGCTCATCTTGCTGACACCAGTCGTGTCTTCCATGTCCTCATCCAGCATTTTGATTGTCTGGAAAATGAAGGGGTTGAGAGGTGCCTGGAGCATTGGGCTAATGGCATCTGGGCGTGTCGTGTTAACAATGCCGCCCAGGCGATTATCGATAAGCTCTCGAGGATTGCTAAGGCCACCCTTGACTACTGTGTAGCGGGGATTGTTAGTAATCATTGCGTGGTCCAGGATAGACCTGGTCAACACAGTGCGGGCATTCTGAGTTGCCACAACCTTGTCGGCAAAGTTATTACCATAGAACGAGTGAGGTGTCGGCAGCGGCACAAAAGTAACAAAGGGCTTTCGGTTAACCTTCTCTTTTTCCAGCAGCACGTTGCCTGCTTTTATGACTTTGTACAGCTCAGCAATACCCGTGCCTTCAACATCAAGTAGGATATATGCCTCATACACCATGACACTACGTACCTGGTCCTGGTGGTCGCTGCTGCCGTTTCTGAAGTTACCGATGTTGTCAAATCGTGCCAGGACCTCGGGGTCAGTCTCAAAGTCAACATCAGTATGGTCACCAATCTTGTCGATTAGTTTCTCTGAGTATCCTTCCAGGCGTAGCTCGGACAATGTCTTCTTGGTGCGGTGGGCACAGAAAGTAACATCCTCTAGGCTTTTAGCTTGGCTCTCAATCAGGAACTCTTCTGGAGCAACATTCTCAATAACTACCTGGCTAGTGTCTCTCTCGATACCAATAGTGCCCGAGGTAAGACCAATGTCATCTGTAGTACTTTCGACTAGCTCCACGTTATCCTGGGCCAGCAGCATGTCTAGCTCAGTCTCGGTGATATCCTCGAACTCTTCGTAATCGGTCTCTGTACTGTTTTCCCAGAAGACCTTTACGACACCTGCCCTGGCTATCAGGGCATCATGGATGGCTGTCGACATCACGTTAAACATGTCGTTCTGACGGTGGACAACATAATCGGTGTACTCGGTACACATCCTGGCCAGTTCGACATCATCTTCGTTTTGTGGGGCAAACTTCACGGTACGGGTGCCAGCACTAAAAGTTTCAAGTAGAGCTGCTTTAAGGCTTTCAACTGCATCATATACATCTAAAGATACATACTTAGAGTTGCCGTCATGCGCGGGCTTAGGCAGAGTACCGTTGTAGTAGTCGATAATCTTGGCGCGTTCAGTGCTTAGCTCTGAATCAGCATATCCAACTGAGTTGCCAACTTGCTGGTCAACTAGCGTGACGATGCTGTTGTCACTTAGTTTCTTGTAGTCCTTTTTTGCCATGTCATACCATCTCTATATAAAAGTCGTCAGTGCTATCTATTGGTTCCCAGGCTCCCTGGTGAACATAGTTGGCCAGGGCCAGAGACATCACACAGTCATCGAAGCAGCCTGACTCGGCTTGCATTGCTCCAGATTCTGTGACGATGTACGTCATCATCTCTCTGATAGTGACCTTGTCATTTAGCTCTATTTCGTTCTCACGCATCGCAGCTCGAAGCTGGTCAATGATGAGGGGCTTAGTTTTTGATGTGGTGGAAAAACCTAGTTTTACAGTTTCACGGTCAGTCACTTTGTCGTGCTGAACCTCCGTGTAAAAGTTTGGATACGCCATGTCTTTACCCAGGCGTGTACAAGTCAAAATACCGTGGGAGTTATTCTCGACACATATGTAAGCTTCGTTGTAGTACTCGCCTAGTTTATAAAGTACCTGGGCAAAGTAATCTGGGTGGGCTTGGCCTCTCCAGGTTGCTACCTGGCGCTTCTTGCTATCGAGTACCTGGGCAACACTGTAGTCACCCCCACGGACACCCATAGCGACATCAGCTCCGATGACATACTGTTCGCCAGGCACATGTGGGCGCCAGGTAAACAGTTCGCCTCGAGCATTATTTGTGAACTCTTCGCCCTCGAGTGCCAGGCGGCTTTCGAGGTCCCGAGTATTTTTCAAGGTGTCTGATAGTTGCTCGGGGTTAAAGACTGGACGACCTGTTGTCAGGAACGCTTCGTCGGGCTCACTGGGGTACTCCTGGCGAAATAGGTCAATACCGTTCTGTGCAATTTTCTTACGACGGAACATAAGCTGTTCATCGTCCAGGTCATACTGCTCTGCCAGGTCCTCTTCGTCGGGGGTTCTTTCAAAAGACTCTGGCACAGCTTCACGATACTCAACCCCAGCAAACCAAGGAATAAATACAGGCACATAACCATTAGTGCCATTGACAGCACCACGCCACAGGTCATAGAAAATACCATTGACACCGTTTGCAGTACTCTCGACAAATATAGCTGTGCCTGGTGTATTTGGGACTGCCTGCGTAAGCCCATTCCAGTTGTCCAGGGCTGTAGACTTCTGCCAGAATGCCAGCTCGGAGGCGTGTACATGGGTAAGTGTCTCGCCCCGTCCGATACTCTCGCCACCAGCCGTTGCAACCACAAAGGAACTGTCCAGGACATCGAATGAAATCTCCCGTCGGCTTGAGTACTTGGTGTGAGGCTTCAGGATGTCAGGGCAGTGCTCATGGAATCTCTTCGTCATGTCGAAGAGTGCCCTGGTAGAGTCAGCGTGGTGGGTAATCACCATAGCTTTACAGGCTGGGCGCTGGCTCACCGAGAAGTACAGATAGCCACCAGTGTAAGTGCTTAGGCCCTGCTGCCTGGCTTTCAGAATAATTACACGCACCTTTCCCTCAGTCGCCATTTGTTCGGTGACCGCTTTGTCCAGGATTTGCTGCGAGTTATTAAGTTTTAGGGGATTTATCTTGCCTTCTTTGGTTCTTATTTTTAAGGCAGACTTGGAGTAGAAGTTAAAGTTATTGAGTAGCTTCTTCCGTACTTGTTTCAGCTGCTTGTTCATCGGTGCTCTCTTCATCCGTTAACAGCGATGCCAGGAAATCTTCAGCATGGCTGATAGAAACATCTGACTTTGATGCGGGTTTGCTTTTCGTGAAGTCCAGGACCAACCTGGCAGCCGCAAGTCTTTCTCGAGTCTGGCCATCGATTCGCATTACCTCGACAGCAGTCTGCAAGGCTTCCTTTTGATACTCGTCTTCAATGTTGTATTTCTCGCTCATAATTTTGACTACCTTCTCTGCGTCTTTTTTAGCCTGAGCACGTACAGGGACAATAGTCTCTGCAGTGTGCCCGTCAGGAACGCCCTGGGGACGGCCACCATTCTTTCGCTTTTTGGTCGACCACTCTTTTCTCAACGCTCTACCTTCTGGCGTTTTCATTAGATTACTGAAGTAGTGGTTTTTAGCGGGCGTTGCTTTTTTTGGGTGGGTTTTTGGCTTTGGGGGTGCTTTTTTTCGCTGGGCTCGTTTCTTTGGTGGGGTTAGGTCTGTCATCTTTTATCTCCTGTTTCAAAATGTCTTTGGCAACCTGACGCATTCCTGGGAATGAACTACAGAAAATGTCTAACGGTAAGTTGGTCTCCAACTCTCGGTAAAACACTTGTTTTTGCTCGGGACTTAAAACTTTTGACGACTTAATAAACTCCACCTGGCGAATAGCATCCACCAGGTCATTTGCTCTCACTTTCATTGGGGTTTCCTTTAGGTTGTCAGCAATGCTGGCTGAGGTGTCAAAACACCCTGGGGGCGGTCTTCCTCTTCTTCTCCAGACAATGCTTTGCCGAAGCCTGCGAGTAACAGTGCAATCACTGTCATCATAGGATTAGCATGCATCTCAATTGGCATTGAGCTTTTGTTAAATATGTCGCGCATAAACTTGAAGGTCTCTGGAAGAGTTGCCTTCATTTGCTTGGGGTTCATTAGGTAAAAATGCACAGGGTCTACGATAAATTCTTCAGTACCCTTTTTGTAGCGGTTATAGGCGTTGTATTGTTTTTCGTAAGATTTATTTGCAGGACCTGTCAAAAACTCTTCTAACGTATGCCTACTCTGCAACCAACCACTATTTTCATAAATGCTGGTCAGAAATGACTCATAGTTCTCGCGTATGGGGATAGAGCCTAACTCAGGTGCATTACCAAAACTAACAAGCGTCCCATTTTGTAGCTCATCGATTTCTTTACGAATCTTTTTAGCCTCAGCAATCTCCGGGAGCCCATCGTTATATCTCATCCGTGACTTTGAACTGTGTCTTGACCGGAAAAGTACTTCTTGCATCTTGTCCCGTAACGTATTTTGACGGGCACTATAGTCACCTTTAGCTCGAGATGCTTGAGGATGATTATGTCTAGGGCTCCAAGACCTTTCGGCCTCAAGTCTATCCAGAGTAGAGCCTTCTAACGCATGCCCAACTTCATGGGCAACAGTTTGCAAAAAGCTAATTGGCGTTTGGTCTTTTAAGATTTTTATCTTACCAGCAGTACCGGAAAGCATTCCCTGGAAAAAGCCAAGTGTTCCATCTCCAACGTCATCGCCTTTCATGCTGTCCACAACGCCAACAGTGACATTGAGTAGCTTGGCCAACTCTACGTACTGGTCCATCGTAGACAGGCCGTTCTCAAACTCAGTACCAGGCTTACCCAGGACAAACTTGGCAATCTGTTCTGCGGGCTCTACCTGCTCTTTGATTTGAGAGGGGGTGGGCTGCTTGAAGTAATCGGAGACAGCACTGGACAGGATGCCAGTGCCAGGTTTTATTGCGGGGTTTGCTGGGTCTTCTTGGCCTTGTACAGGTCGACCAGCTTCTGGAGAGCGTCGTCCTGCTGTTCTGGCGTCATCTCCAACTGAGCTTTGTCGAACGCTTCTTGCTCTTTGTTCTCTGCTCTGCTGTACTCTGTCAATTGCGGCGTTGAGGTCTGCTTCATCGAAACCTTCCTTTATCAGTAATTCTTTTAAACTTGATGCAAAGTCTTTACGGACGTTTTTGAGTTTCACGCCTAAAGACTTGTACAGGTCTTGTTCAGGGTACCATATTAGAGCCTGAAAAGCAGCAGGCTGAATATCCAGCCCTGTCTGTGCATTGAATTTTTCTACGGCCTCCTGGACCAGCTTACGCAGCTCGTTTCTCTCGGTACCGCTTGCTGGAGCATCAACAGTATCCCGCAGAGAGCCCTTAATAGTATAGGCTGCAAGTGTAGCCTCTGACTTTACTTTCCTTTTAGGGTGGCCCTCTGGGAGGTCGTAAAGGTCGCGATTAGCTTTAAAATCTTTTTCGTGTTTTGCAATGAGCTTGAATGCTTCATCAATCAGTGCATCACGCGAAATACGCTTACGTCCCAAAGCATTTTTTAATCTATTCAACTGGCCTTGGAACTTTGCCTCATCAAAGGCCAGCACCTTGCCGCGAAGGCGGCCAACGGTTCGCATAAACCACATGTCCATTGTGACAGGGGAAAAGTCACCTCGCAGATTAGTGTAAAATCCGTTACCAACTTTTGGACCAAATACTGCAGAGCCATAGACTTCTGTATCGACGTTTTCGCCTCCTACTGCTCCCATGTCACCTAGATATTCTTGCAGGACAGGATTAAGGTCCTTTACCGTAAACTTGGTTTTTAAGAAATTTTCAAGTCCAGCCATTGAGCCAATTTTTTCTAGTAGAATATTAGCCTTTTCAAAGTTAAGTTCCATGACGGCAGAACTTTTGCCCTGGCCGAATATCTCGAACTTACCATTATCCCTAAAGTACTCATATGCTTTTTCTGCAATCTTTAGATTCGTTGGCACATCCATGTTTTGCGACATAATGGATAGTGCTATAAGCATTGGTGTTTTAGCGTTTATGTCAGTTTCAATTTCAGGGTACTTCAGCGCCATCATGCCTAGCATTTTTTCGATGGTTGAATCGTACCAATCCATAGCACTGCCTTCGTCCTGCTGCTCCATCTCATAGATAGCTTCAGCAACCATGTCATCGGCAATTGCGCTGCGGTCTTCTGGATTACTGATGTCCCGCACACTACCTATACGGTCTTTTGCTCTAGACTCCAAGTACCTAGCCACTTCTGTTTTTCCTGACAGCTTAGGTGGTGTTTCTGTGCCATCTAATACAGGGATAATGGTAGGACTTGTGTCTAGCTGCAGCACTGGTGTCTTGTTTTCATTGATTGGGTCTACACCACGCTTATCCTCGATAGTCACCTGGTCATACACAGGATGAACTTTGCCTCGCACGGAGATACTGCCAATCTTGTTACCTAAGACTACTTTGCCCTGACTGGTGGGGCGTAGGCGTGGCTCAGACGGCTGCTTCGGATATGTCTGCAAAGTCACAGGTGTCTGGAAATCGCTGCTTAGGCTGTAGTGGTGCTTACCGCCTTGCTCTGTCGATACAATCGTATCTGGTCCATCGTAGTCTACCCAGGACCATCCTGCTTTCTTCTTAAACAGGTTAACCTTAACTTTGTTACCGCTTTCTTTTGTAGCTGGAGCTGTAGAGGTGTCACTGGTCTCAAGCAGTGGCTTACCATCAATAATTTTGACAGAACCACCTGCGTAGGTGTTGCCGGTAAGGTCTGCTTTAGTGTCCAGGTCGATAAAGTTACCGCCAGGTGTGGGCTGGTCTACGCCAAACGCGCCCTGCATACCTACATTGTTAAATGGCACAGGTACCACACGCGCTGCACTGATTGGGTCTGCATCGACCTCAGCTGCTGCCTGGTCACGGCTGTTCTTAGCTTCCTGCTGCTGCTGTACTCTCTCCAGGTACGGTGCCAGGTACGACTGCATCTGTTCCTGGGTAACACCTTTCTCCACCGCTCTCTCAATAATGGAGTTAACCATGTCGAGAGGCTGAGCGCCCAGGTCTCTTGCTAGGTCTGCCAGGGCCGACTTGAGATACGCCTTGTTAAGCGGGGGTATGCTACCGTCGTCATCAACTGCATTCTGCAGCTCCTGGTTAAACGCCTGGTTGTTCTCAATGCCGCGCTGGTAGTTTTGTTCCTGGCGGCTCAAGTTATTCTGAGCTGCTGCTTGTCCAGCTGAGCGGTCGCGCTCTATCCAGAACTGCGGGTCAGGGTTGACTCGCAGCTTCATCATGGAAATTAGCTGGTTCAGATTTGGAACACGCCCTCCCTGAACTATTGAGCCTTGAGCTGCAATAGCTGCGTCAACAATTTGAGGGTTAGGCTCGGTAGCAATAATTTCATCGAGCATCGTCATCATTTGCTCAGGGTCTATCCCCAAGACCGATGACATCGTGCCTGCAGGACTTTGGTCGTTCGGAAGACCGCCCTGGTTGAAGACGTACTCGTTCAGGTTTGCTTCTTCTTGCGCCTGAGCTTCCTGCTGCGCCTGGAGGGCTTCTGCTTCTTGAGCTGCAGCTTGCTCTGCGGCAATACTTTCTTCACGCAGACTTGGACTTGTACTACCAGGGATACCAGGCTGACCTTGGTTCTGTTTTACAAATCTATCGACGACAGAACGACGCCCTGTAATCTTATCAATCATGCGGCCAGTTCCTTGAACAGCCGCCTGACCTAAAAGGGAGGTACCACCAGTGCTTAATGCAGCACTACCCGACAATAACGGGCGTAGTAAACGCTCTGTCGCCACAGCGCCTTTGTCATAACCAATACCGCCCCCTGCTATGGCAAATTGGTCTGTAATTGCAGAGACGCCACCTTGATATCCATCATTGTGGAGCTTCGTCAATTGATTAAGTTGGCGTAGAACAGATAAAGCCTGCTGGCCCTCTCTGGTATCTCCTGCGAGAGATTCAAGTGCTGACATTTCTTGAACACCGACAGTACTTTTGGTTTTGTTACGGCCTTCTCGGTAAGCCGCTGCTGCAAGAACTTTCTGTGCAACCTCTTCAAGACTGTCCTGGTCTGTAACAGCTACCCTAGACTTTAAATCTGCAAATAGCTGCTTGAGGTCTTCTGTGTACTGGATGTGAGCTTTGTCTACAGTCTCACGAGCACCCTGAGAAGACATTTTGTCGATGTCCTGCAGGTCATAGCCGTTAGCCTCGGCTATCTCTGCCAGGCGCTGAGCAAAAGAGGCTGCGGCCTCCTGGTCTGCAGGAGCTGAGCTTGTGTTACTACCTCGGACCAGGTTAGTTGCTGCACCGATGGTACCCATGCCACCTTGAGCAGCCAAAGATGTGGTCCCACCAAGTGCAGCCGCCTCTAAAGCTCTATCGCCTAGTTCCTCGGGAGTGTACTCACCGCCCCTTACAGCTGCAGAAGCTACTGATAGCCCTTCCTGAGCAGTCTCAGTTAGTGCCTCCGAACCAGTTCTCTTGAGGACTGTTTTTGCAGCTTCTCCGAAGCCTTTTTTACTTAATTCAGCACTGATTTGCTCTGCCGTCATTTTCATAAGACGGTCTTTAGGTATTACTTTTCCAGCACCAAATTTATCTAGGATACCGATTAGCACACCGACACCAGAGGCTAACTTTGCATCGTAGTCGCCGGTCTTTTCTTCTTGTTCAAAAGCGGCCTCACCAGCGCCCATTGCTGCAGACCCAAGTGTGGTAGCACCGCCAATGACTGCGGCTAAAGGCATGGAAGCTGGGGCCGTCAGTGCTGTAAGTGCTGCACCGCCTAGAGCTGTACCTGCGGAGGCTGCATTTTCCGCTGTCTTTTCTCCTAGCCATCCTGCTGCTGCGCCTAAGCCATCTTGGTTGTATGTTTCTCGCAGACTTTTAGTGTAACTTGGCGTGTACCGACCAATAGCAATATCCCGGTCTTGTTGTTTGACGACGCCTGTTCCGTAGTCTGCTATGGCTTTAGAGTTAAAAGCTCTACCTGCAGCCTCAATACCCTTACCCGCCATTCTTTGAGCCTGGTCAACAGAATATCCAAATGCACCATCTTTCGGCTGGTCAGCTAACTGCTGCCGGTAGAGCTGCGCTACTCGTGCTGCTTTATCAGCGTTACCTGAGTTCTTATGGTGTAGGTAAGCCGCCTTGTACTCTTCCGGTGTTCTCTGCATTTTTCAGTATTCCTTGACTAGAAATTGAACAGTTCGTCATCGTCTTCGGGGGTATATTCACTGTCGCTTGATGATGCCCCGGTGATTGAGTAGGCATTCTTGAAACCGATACCGGCTCCTGGGTCTACTCTGGTACCGCTTTGCATCCGCGCCTGCATTTCACGTATGTTTTCCATTCGGGCACCAATCCAAGCTTTCCAGACACCCTCATCCATCGCCATATTTGGAACGCCAGACTTAAACAGAGCCATTTCGCTATCCGATATAGCGCCTTTGGTTTTTGCTGTTTGCAGTAGAGTTTCGTCAACAATAAGTTTCTGGAGCTGGACGCGGAAAGCAGCTCTTTCTGGGTTCAACATGCCAGAGCTATCCAGAGCTGAGGTAAATATGTTATCTATCGGACCGGACACAGATTCAAACCTGTCAAACCCATCAAGTGCCGCCTGCATTTGTGCGTAGGTGCTATCTAGCTGGGCACTTAGCTCTGCAGTTTCTCCACCGTCACCCTGCGCTTTTGCCAAGGCAGACTGGTAGTCCATCTGGGCTTTCTCATAGGCGGCCAAACCAGCTCGGTCAGAGTTCTGGATATTGGCGTACTCTTGCCCAAAGGCACCCATAGCAGCGTTGCCGCCCAGGTGACTGGCACCCTGCATGGCGCCGCCTAATCTAATCAGGCGCTCGTTAAGGCCAATCTTTTGGTAGCCACTGCCTTTGTTAGCCTGGCCCATCTGCGTACCGTCTCTGCGGCTTGCCGTTACCTCAGTGTCGTCGTCATAAATCTGCGGGTTCGCGGCTGTAAATATGGCACTTTCCTGCGGGTTCATCGGTGCCTGGGGGACACCTTCCACGATTGGTGCGGGACCTTGTTGGGCTAGTACGGGAGACGGAGGCGGGGGTGCATTACTTGCTGTACCTGGTGCAGAAAGTACTGGTTCACCAGGAGCTGCACTTATTTGCATCTGCTGATACTTTGGACGTAACTCTCCATTAGGACCGTAATACACCGCCTCTTCAATATTTCCGTAAAACTGGTTTATGCCCTGGGGACTGGTGTAGTCCGTCGGAAAATAGTTGGGCATATAATTCTGCTGGTTATATCCGCGTTGTGTAGCCATTATTTACCCCCCTTTCGCTTGGTCATATAAATTGCCACCGATACCAGCGCCCTGCATAGCACCGCCCATCATTGCTGCGTTGGGCGAGTGCATGTTAGGAGTAGTAGCCTGCGAGTTGTACACAGCTCTATTGAGAATGCCTCCCTGGTATTTAATCTGGTTGTCCAGGCCAAAGTCCCTGTCACGCTCGAAGCGGTTACGCTGGTCGTTCATCCGTGCCTGGTCGAACCCTTGGAGATTGCCCCCGCCCGTGTTCATCATGTTGCCGAATGAGTTCATGGCATTAATACCCTGGCCATAGGACTGCTGTAGGCCAGCATTGGCTCTCATAGCATCATTGAACTGTTGGTTTCGTTGACTCATAAAGTCACCAGCCAAACGATTTTCTATGTTAGCTGTCATGTCAGCTTTACGGTCGTTGTATCCCCGCATTAGATTGGCGTCGACAATACCTGCACGGCTACTGTTCATGTTGCCGCTTGCTGAGGCATTCATGTTGTTGCTCGTCAGCTGATTTTCAGTCAGGTTGCGGAAGTCATCACGCATAGCTGAGTTAACCAGTCCCTGGCTATTGTCCTGGGCGTACTGATAGCTGTCAGCAATGTTGTCCTGCTGCGACTGCTTATACAGGTCACCGTAGTTGGCGGCAAAGTTCTGACCTTGCTGGGCAATGTCAAAAGCGCCCTGGCGGCCCTGGAGACCCATGTTGCCCAGGTACTGGTTGCCCATCATTTGGTATTGGTTAGGGCCTGCATATGTCTCGCCCATGTAGGCGCCAGTATTCTGCACTTGGTCCAGGTAATTACCTGCGGCATCGTATGAATCTTTAATGTAGGGCTGCGAGAAATTGTAGCCAGCCATTGCGTTGGCATTGGCTTCATCCTGAGCTCTTTTTGCGTCCTTGGCTGCCCCTCTCGAAGCGATACCTCCGACAACTGCCCCCGCGACTTGTGCTGCTGCTGCACCCATTTTAATTGACCTCTTTTATGTATATGTCTCTTATCGTTCCGTCGTGACAGAGATTGGTTTGCTGGTATTTGAAACCCAGCATTTTGATAAATTTTTTATGCTTAATGTCGTCTAGCTCGTGAAGGCACATAAGCGGAGTGTCGCGCAATGCCATTAGCAGGCGAATGCCCATTTCAAGTTCTTTCTTGACACGGCGGTTGTAACTAAAGACGTTACAGTGAATCCACGTAAGACCATCGTGGTATTCATAAAAGACATCGAAATTCTGTGATTGGATTACAGGTACTCTCATGTCGCACCTCTTACCCTGGGGGTGGCGTTGGCCACACAACATCTCCCAGACTGGCGATGTCACTGGGTATGTTGGCTGGTAGATTTCTTAGGGATTGACGGTAGGTTGCCCAGGACTCTTTGACACCTGCATTGAAAGTCACATCAGGCATCTGTGTGTAATCAGAAGCTGCTAGAAGCTCATTGCGAGTAACTCTCACATTTTCTACAATTAAGTCTCTAGGGTTTTCTAGGTCATAAATTGTCTGGACGACACGTTCCTGGTCAGCGTCATAGATGTCTTGGTAGCCCTGAATCAAAGTGTCTATTACATCTCCGCAAAACACATATTCGACCCAGGTTCCACCGACCTGTCCAAGCTGCTCATCCGTGAGAAACTGTGGACTTCCGTAAGGAGTGGTATTTTCTAAGCGTATATAAAACATTAGACGATACCTGTAGTTGTGCCAGACCAATGCGCTGTTCCGCTGCGAGATTGGTTAGTGGTACCAGTTCCGTTGTCACTAAACATTTTGATGCTGACACGGAATCGAGTAGTGGAAGTTGTGGATGAGCTTAGACTGCCGACCACAGGGATGGTGGTCCAGGAGTTACCGCCTGCTGAAGTTTTATGGCGTAGTGTCTGTACCTCTGTATAAGAGCCTGCACTCCCACCAGTGACAGTGGCTGATTCGAGCTTTACATAGGCAGTATCTGTGGCAAAAGCCGCATCGAACACCATGTTTATGCTAGGTATGTGGCTTTTTGCTGAGTTACCTGGGCAATCCACAGTCATCAGCTCTGTGTATCCTGCGCTACTAGGCCCAAAGGTTTTAGAGGCACTTCCTGAGAAAGCCGAGGTCTGGTTAACCACACCGACGATATTGCCTACTGTGAGGTTATCGATACGCGCCGCAGACATCGTCACCACGCCATTAGTGATGTCGAAAACTTGAGTACCTGGAAGACCAGAGCCTGCTGCTGCAGGGTCAATAATAGTGAACTTGTCAGCGAGAATCTTGAAGGTTCCGCTGGTGCCATTGTTATTTTGCGAGAACCCAGTGATATATCCGTTTGAGTTCAAGGTCACGCCATACTTAGCAAGCAGGGTGTTGTCTGCCGCTGCACGAACAGATGCCTCAGTAGCCACCGAAGCCGTTATCGTATTATCAGCAGCAATCCTTGCATTAGCTTCAGCAGTATCCGCAGCAGCCCTTGCAGTTGCTTCAGTAGTGACACTGGCAGACACAGTACTAATGCTTGCTGCGTTCGCCGTATCTGCATTCGCTCTGGCGGTTGCTTCGCTAGTCACAGCAGCAGCAAGCGTGGTGTTATTGCTTGTAACTGTGGATGTTAGTGACGTTATGTCTGAGGCTAGTGCAGTATCTGCATTCGCTCTTGCTGTCTGCTCACTGGCAATAGCGGCAGCGTTAGTCGCGTCACCAGAGTTAACTGTGGCCGTTAGGTTATTAATGTCAGTTGCTAGGGCGCTGTCTGCGGATGCTCTGGCAGTCTGCTCACTAGTAATTGAGGACTGTGCAGCCGCTATGTCAGTACCCTGCTGATTGACTGTAGCCGTCAATGTGGTGACATCGGAGGCTATCGCTGAGTCAGCATTAGCCCTAGCAGTAGACTCCGAAGTTACTGAAGCTTGAGTAGCCGCTATGTCTGTACCTTGTTGATTAACTGTGGCAGTCAGGGTGGTGACATCCGAGGCTATCGCTGAGTCAGCATTAGCTCTAGCCGTAGACTCCGAGGTAACTGAAGCTTGAGTAGCCGCTATGTCTGTACCTTGTTGATTGACGGTAGCAGTAAGCGTTGTAACGTCGCTTGCTATCGCTGTGTCAGCAGTGGCCCTAGCTGTTTGCTCAGCAACAATTTGTGCCTCTGCTGCCGTGAGGTCTGTGCCCTGCTGGGTCACCGTGGCAGTAATTGTCGTGATGTCTGATGCCAGTGCCGAATCTGCACTTGCTCTTACAGTCTGCTCATTTTGGATAGAGGCTTCTGCATTAGCGAGGCTGGCGTTAATACCCGTAGTCACAATTGTAAGGTCTTCCAGGTCCGTGCGTGTTGACCTCGAGTTCTGGTTGGTGTTGCTCAGCATGTTTTCTAAACGCTGAAACTCATCGACCACAAAGGTCTTAATACCTTTGTCGCCAGTCTCTAGCGTGGGGAAAGGCTTACGCTTATAGCCAGTAGGTACCTGGGACATCGCTACCTCCTGCCTGTGGTGGTTATCTCGGCATCAAACCCTGAGAAATCAAAGTTCTTGGTGTCCAGGACATCCATGCGATAGGCCAGGTATCGCCCAGCTGCTCGGGAATCAATCTTGTGTTGGTACGATGCGTCAAAGGTTACCTGGGGCTCATAGGTAGGCGCAGAGTTCTGGAGGTCTGCCGCACCAAAGGTAAAGTGAAACTGCATGTTCGAGGATTCTGTGGAGACCTGGGGGTAGATGCGAGACACCACCTTATACATCGATAGTTGCATCATCTCGTCCAGGTCTATACCTGTGCGCTCGACAAAGGGAGCCTTGTTAGCCTCACTGTCGTAGGGGGCAGACAGCATGCTTGAGCTGCCGGTGAGGTCCAGGCCATAGAGCTTGTGTGAGCTAATGCCGTCGGGGGTGCTACTCTTCCCTACAAAAACAATATGGCTGTCGTACCCAGCCTCCTGGCTGAAGTAGGTACCACCAAAAGTGTCATAGCTATCCGCTACTGTGGCGTAGGTGGCCGCAGTGGGTATAGACGCTGAGGCTGCTGCAGATACATTGGGGAGGTCCATAAAGGACCAGGTACCATTCTTATAGTTATACACGGCAGCTCGGTTACATTCTGTACCGCTGGTGTACTCGGCCATGTCATCGCCAGACACATAACAAAAATATACTTCCTCCAGTGCGGGGTTAGCCTGGACAAAACACTTGTCAGTCTTGGCGGTGTTAAGGCTAGAGAAGATGTACTGCTTAACTTTCTCATCGACAATACTTTGCTTGCTATGAGTGTCGTGTATATAGATGTCATCAGTACCAAAAACAAAGTGTCTACCCTCGATTTCCACGGCACAGTTCTGGTTGATGACACCGACATCTGAGAACAGCTTCCTGAAGTTAAAGATGAAGTTCCCACCTGTGAACTCCATCAGGTAGACCTGGTCTCTGGAGTAAATAACAAAGTTAGTACCCAGGGACGCTCCGTCTAGGATGGGGGTCTTCATCTCGACCAGGTCATTGAAACCTGCGCTCTTGGTGGCATCAGATGCATCCCAAGAATCAGGGACAGAGTTAGCTACAGCGGGGTTGGACCAGCGCACTCTGGTGCTGTACCCAGTGCCACTCTCAGTGGTGTTTAGAGCCAACAGGAAGTCCCCATAGGCCCTTAGAGAGGCAGCCCTCCAGCTGCTATCCCAGTGGGGCAAAGAGGCGAACTGAGTGCCTCCCTGGGCCATATACACAGGTACCTTGTCCTCTCGGTTTAGGTACGTAATGTCAGCCAGGGTGGTCGCTGTAAACTTCAAAGTGCTGGCTGAGGTAGTCGCTATGCTGCCCTGGCGAGACACCAGGTTGCCATTGCTGTACTCACGTATCTGGTAGGTATCTGAGGCAATGATGACTGAAGAGAACGCTGAGGCTGAGGCTGCAGAGATACCGTGGACAAAGGCAGGAGCAATAGCCAGAGTATCCTGGACATTCCTAAAGACAGGTGCCCTGGACACAGTACCTTCGTCAAAGCGTACATTCTTGGCCCTGGTGAAGGCTTCTGCAGGGAGTGAGGCAGGAGGGATGTCAGTGACTACACCTGCAGTTCCTAGCCCTCTAATAGGTAGATTCTGCGGCATACTAAAGCTCCTCTAAGCTACTCTTTTCCACATGTACACAACCATGTAAGGCTGCAAGTTATTGTGGGCTCCACCACCCCCAGTGTCCTGGGTGGCAATGGTGGCTGTGGGGTCACCTGGGTTGGTGCCTGCAGGGTGTGTGGTCAGCCCCAGGTTATCCAGCTCCTGGTAGAGGATGTCGTGACTGTGGGCAGGTATCTCACTGACGTTAAGGGTGTGAGTCTTAGCACCCCCAGTCTCTTCTGCAGTATCAAAGTCCGTATCGCTACTGTCGATACCAACCAGGACCCTACCGGCCCCTATAGCTAACCAGGTACCTCCAAACAAAGTGTCGGGGGTGGTACTTACGACCGACGTATACACAGCCCCCACGGGGTAGCATAGGAGGGCATCGATACCTAGGAGGGTCTGCAGGGCAGCCTGGCTGATACCAGTGCCCAGGGAGGGGCTAGAGCCATCTGAGGTTATCGCAGGCTCGGCTACAGCCAGCAAAGTCTTTACCTCGGCAGCAGTGATGCCCGTGTTCAGGGAGGGACTAGAGCCATCTGAGGTTATCGCTGCGTCTACTGCAGATGCATTAAGTTCTGCCTGGGTCTTGGTCACGGGTCCCGTGATGTTAGGGAAAGTGGCCTTCAGGGTGGACTTTATGAGGCGTAGGTGCTCATCTGCCTGCGAGAGGGCGTCAGTCGCTGCGGGGTCTGTGACCGAGAGCTGATTGATGTACGTGGCTGATTCTAGGGACATTGGGGGTTTACCTTTAGTTTCTCTGGTGGGCCTCTGCTTAAAGAAGCCTGACAACAACAACAACAAGCTGGGGGTTAAGCGGGATTTTTGAAGTCATTAGTCGACATTGGGTACGGGGGGCCATTTGTTGGGCTGGAGTCCCTGGATTCCTGGGGCTATAGGCTGCAGGCCGCATATTTGCTGGGTTTCTTACGTCAATCGATGTGTTATCTATTGACCTTAGGCTGCCGATCTAATCGACATCCATTTGACATTTGGACCTTAGGAAATTTTATTGGTGTAAGGCCCTATTTCTTGTGTGAAAATCGGGACCTAAGCCCACTTAAGCCCACCTAAGCCACCAATGCACACTAGAACGTACACTAGAACGTACACTGTAGTATGCAATGTACACTGTGGTATACACACATAGGTACTTAAGAACACAAGCTATCCTGAGCTCCTGTCCTGCCCTGTCCAGGGTACACAAGTTATCGACACAATCCTCAAGCCCTGGTCCAGGACCAGGTGGCCTTTAGCACTTGTAGGTAGCTGTTTAGCTGCTCCTACCTGCTACTATCTCAAGACCCTCTTAGTCATCCCAATCGAACTGAGGGGGGAGACAAAGGGGACAACCAAAAGGGTCTTGAGTTAACAGCAGTAGGACATAGGTACTTGAGTGATTGGGTTATCGATAGTCACGACGTCGTATACCCATGTATCTCTCTTAAAGGTGGACAAAAGTCCTAGCTTATGGTTTTTGGGTTTGGCATCACTGAAAGTTATGGCAATAGATGTGGAGATAGACTTACCCCACAGGGGTAGTTGTATTATGTAGAAAACTGGGGTTCACAAGAGTAATATGGCGGTGTCGTCTACCAGGCACTCAACCTCGGGTAGCTTGCTCTACCCACTAATGGTCGAGCCCTGGTAGGCGGCCCCTTCTTACGCAAGTCTTATCATTCAAGCATGCATATCCAATATGAGCAATAGGCATTAGCTATATAGGCAATACTCTATAGAATATGGTCCTCAACTTACCCTCTCGAGGACCTAGATACACCCTATGAACTACATGATTGCCTTTACCTTAGTAACACTCATCGCTATTGCTCTTGATAACTTAACAGTAACTTCTTCAGATAAAAGTCAGCCTTCTGCACACATTGCTCGCCTGACCCGTGCTTTAGACTTTCTCGCCAGACATACTTAATAACCTGGCCCTTCAGGAACCCTCTCCAGGCTTCTGTGTTGCCTCCTA